TACCTTTGCTCTTCCGATCTAAAGGTACACTAGGCACCCCAATTTAACATTTCCCAACTAAATTTAACAGAATTTTGCACGGTTTGGCACGGTTTTTGCTGTGTGCGGTTTTACGATTATTTAACAATTCATAAACGCAAATTTTTGTTAAAGTTTCACAAGAAACACAAAAGTTAATTTTACATAAATTTTGTTGCATTTTACTTTTTGTAATAATTACAAATTGTTTCACGTGAAACACTAGACAGAAACGCTACCTGTAGGCACGCCTGTATGCACGCCTGTATGCACGCCTGTGTGCTCTACCTGTATGCACGCCTGTATGCACGCCTGTGTGCGAGTATAATAGTTTTCTATTACATAGAAAACAGAAACGTGTTACAGCCTAGATTCTAAAGATTCAGATAAAACAAATGTTAAGAAATGTAAAATGAAAACTTTTACATCTTTTAACTCTTTATTTTTGGCGGTTTCAGAAAAAAGTTGTATCTTTGCAACAGATTTAAGAAACAAAGGTTTAATAAATAACATTTTAACACTATGGCAAAGTATATTATTAAAAGAGAGTACACTACGACAGTTCACGTTAACGGCAAAAAGGTTTCCGAGAACACAGGTATCACTAGAGAGACAGTCACAGGTGATATTATAGCTGTAGCAAAGTCTATGCTAGATGCACAGTCAGCTTACATAGATGGTTTGAGAATCCCTAACATTTCGTTTGGAGAGCAGAAATATAATAAAGATGATATTATTACACTAGGTTGTAGTTTCTCAGCTATCCATCACAAAGGTGATTCTTATACATTATCTTTTTACCTGTCACAGTACTCAGAGAGAATCACAGATTAATTAATCGCCTGTAAGTAGAAATGCTTACAGGCTAAAACATAACTATATGGCAACAAATAATTACAGTTACTTTAAAGTCACTTTATCTACAAATAATGTACCTGTTACTTATATGGTACGTTCTGATAAAGTAAGCGAGTTTTTTAATCGTTTCATAGACTATGCTAGCAAAGATATTAGCATAACAGTAAAAGGTAGATTCAGTACACATAAAGAATCTAGAAAATGGTTTCAACTTAAAGATAACAAAGATGGTAAAGATTAAGTATTTTAGTTTAGGCGAGTTCCTAAACAGTGCAACAGCACAGCGATTAAACATTTCAAACGTACCTACGTTTGATGTAGTGGATAACTTGAATCGACTAGCTAGCTATCTAGATGGCATCAGAACAAAGCTAGGTAAACCGATTCTTATTAGTAGTGGGTACAGAGCACCTGTGTTAAATAAAGCTGTAGGTGGTGTACCTAACAGTCAGCACATAACAGGTTTAGCAGCAGATTTAGTTTGCACTGATATGATAGCTTTAAAGAAAGTTATCATAGAGACAGGTGGATACGACCAACTAATAAGAGAGCACCGCAAAGGTAGCACTTCTTATTGGTTGCATCTGTCAATAGCTGCAAAAGGTAAAAAACCACGTCAACAGGTAATAAATGATTTAACTAAAGAGTAATTATGATTGCATTAATTTTTATTTGGTTATTAGCTACGTTATTTCAGTGTGCGACTTCTAAACATTGATATATGGAACAAATAGATTTATTGAAAAAGAGTTTAAAACTCTCAGCAGAAAATATCACCTACGCTGCAAATTTTCATACAGATGGTGAAAACGGTTTACTTCTAACATCTGTAGCAGATACATTAAAAGCTATGCTACCTATGTTAGATTACATAGATGCCAAATTTGAAATAGAAAAAGGTATCAAAAATAAATGCTTTAGTTTCCTAGGCGAAAAGAATTTATTAAATGAGTTCTACACTTCTAAATAATTAAAACAGGTAGTTAGATTCACTAGCTACCTGTTTTTATTTAAATATATACACCTGTGCCTAGCTTAGAAATTATCTCAGCCATTTCACTAGGCAAACAATTAATATCAGTCAGTTCAACGTTTGAAAATTTGCTGTAGCCTGTAACATCACCTATTGTAATATATCTGTATGTGTTATTTACATTATTATCATTTAATGATTGGTAATGTTTGATTAATACATACGGTTTCAGTCCACGTAAATAATCAGCGTTAAAAGTTTTTCCACCTATTGTGTTTATGTCCTGTGTCTTAGCTGTCCTATATAAAACATCACTAACAGGTTTAAATTCACCCTGTGAAACGGTTTCACCGTCAACAGAAATATTATAAATACCTGTGCCTACAACTTTATCAATACTACAGCTTAGATGTAATGTTTTACCTATGTAGTCACTCGCTACAGCCACAAAACCTACAAAAGGTATAAATACATTCACCTTAGAATTAAAGTCACTTGAATCACCATTTTCAGATGTCAGCACAGCATCACCGAAATCTATAGTTATTACAGATTCATTAATGCTGTCACATTTTATTCCTGTGTCACTATTGCCACATTTCAGTGTAGTAGATGTAACATCACCAACAGGAAAAAATATTTTATGCAATTTAACTACATATTCACCTAAATCTCCCTCAACTGTGATACCTGTTTCACCTGTTTTATCTATGAATCTAGCTTGCGCAAATTCATTCAATACAGAATCATCAACAGCATAAACATTTATACTACCATACCCTGTGATAACTTTGTCGGGTGTAGTGTTACCTGTTAGAGTTATATTCCACCCTAAAGCACTTGAATCACTAGGTAATGTAACAGAAAGTGTAGCAGTTTTTTTATCTTCTGATAAATCAAACGTTTTAGAAATATGGTCTATAAAACCACTTCCGAAATCAAAAACAGGTTTATCTGTGTCGCTAAAGCTAGTATTTTCATTCGCTGTAGCTGTAACGTTAACGGTTTCACCATTTAGATAAAAAGGTAGTAAGCCTGTGACAGAGCACCCTGTCATTTCATTCTCTACACTGATTACTAGTCCATACGTACCGTTTATTACAATATTAGACCCTACAGGCACATCTGTCAGCTTTATCGCAATAGCTGTTTTGTTTTCTCTAGCTATTGTCTTAGTAACACTACCATAAGATACAGTAACATTGTAGAAACGTTTATACTCATTACTACCTGTTAGATTTATAGTCACAGATTCACCATCGACTGTATGTGATTCTGTAGAATCAGCTATGTTATTCGTGACAGTTGTTTCCTGTGGGGTAGGTGTATCTTCTACAGTATTTCCGTTAACAGTGATAGATAAATAAGATTCATCTGTCTCTATCTCGCCTGTGGCTGTAGCTACCTTACTAGCAGAATCTAAAGTAAAACTCAATTCTACAGGGTCTGAAAAAGCATCGCCTGGTATCTCTAGCTGTCCTGTGGGTGCAGTCTCAAACTTGTAACCATCATTACAAGTAACAGTCACAGTCACAGCACTAGCACCAAAAGGATTCTCATCAAACGTATATGATACGTTTGCGTTCGTTATATTATTTTCTATAGATGCACTCATATTACTTATTACCTTTTATTGTAACCATCACTATTTTTCCTGTATCTTCAAAAGAAACATCTTTATTAAATTCAACTTTTGTCAGTACAGGTCTCAAATCGTATCTGTTTTGCCTATTGTTGTCATATTTTCCAATATTAGTTCCAACAGTCAGTATAGCTTTAGATGCCAATATTTGTGTACCATAAGTTTGCAGTACATCAATACTTAATCTCACAGTGCATAAATCACCATCTATAGTAATAGAATCTACAAAGTAATATCTATTTAACTCAGCTATAAAAACATAGTTAAATGTCACAGGCGTTTTTGTGCGAAATCTTAAAACAGGTTTAAGAATATCAAAACTTACATTTAGTAAACCTGTATAGGTTTCGTTTTCCTGTAATGTTTTGCCTATTCTGTTAGATTCGCCTGTATAGTTATATGTCTTTAAAGTAACCATATTAAAAAGTTAAAAGGCGATTCCTGTAATGTTACCTACAGAAATCGCCAAGTGAAACAAAGTTTACGCAACAAAGAACACTACAAAGTTTTCGTTTGTGTCGTTGAAATAACCCGCATCAAACTTGTAATAGTTGTTGTAAAACTCAGCTTTAGCGTTGTAGTTAGTTGTCACTCGCTTATCCAAGTTAGTAACGCCTAGAGCATCACGGTCAAACATCACGCCAAGAACGCCATCAATAGATACAGATGCACCGCTAGCAGATTTAACATCTATCTTAGATGTGTTCGCAAAAGCATAGTCCTTACCTGTTGATTGCCAAGATGGTACGGTCTCAGCCTGTGGTAATAGCACTTGTTCGTTATGGAAAGTGTCTGCGTACAGGTAAGCCTGTGCAGCTTTAGCGAAATCAGACAACAGCACAGTGTGCAAAGTGTCTTTTGGTGTGAATCTCTCTTTACCACCAACATTAAACAGTGTAGAAATACTACCCATTCTGTCAGCATACAGTCCCATCTGATAGGCTGCAAAGCGGATAAAGTCGGGTGTAGTGATAGCTACATCTTTTTCTAGATGTGTGCCTGTCATTTCATTGTACAGGCGCAACAGATTCACACATCTAACTGTAGATGCCGTGCTGTAGTCAACGGTTTCGTGTGTAGATGCTACCCAACCAAAAGATGCTTTATCAGCATTAAGTGTCTCAGCGACCATATTGTTGATGGTACGCATAATAAGCGCATCTGTCTTGATAGTCATAGACTTCTCTACAGCAGAGTAAATCATAGACAGAAAACCGTTCAACTGTGCAGCAGATGAAAATGATTCCTTAACCTGTCTCTCTGTGATAGACACAGGCACTTCAAACGTGACCTTAGAGTTAAAGAATTTGGCTGTAACTGTTGGTTTATGGAACACATCTTGCTTATACTCTGTGCCGTCTGTAAGATTCCAAGTGTCGTTTTCCTCTGCTACAGGCACATCAGCGGAAATCTTCTCCAAAACAGAACCAAATTCCCAAGCATCCATCAAAACAGATGGTACTTTACCGCTATAAGGTCTGTTAACGAAAACCACTTTACCGATGTGATTCACAAGAGACTTCACATAATTGTCAACAGCATTCTGATTGAAAATCTCTGTTCCCAAATCTACGATACCTGTCAAATCTTCGTGAACCAAATCAGTTTTACCCAAAACTTCACCACTAACTGTGTTAACTAATTGATAAATTTGCTTTACTTCCATATATATGAAATTTTAAATTAATAAATGTCTATTGTAATACTGTCAAGAATCTGTTTAATAACTTCATCTTTTAAGTTCTGTTTGCGCAAAGTCATTTCTTTTTGAATAACTTCACTAACAGGAACACTACTCGAAATGCCGCTTTTAACAGTTGTTTTTTCTGTTGTTTCTTGTCGGTTTCCTGTTGTGTCACGTTGCTGTTTGCTGTCATTGTTGAGTTCTCCATCATTAAAAGCTGTTGTAGAATCTACGTTTGTATTATTTCCTGTTTCATCTACGTTTGATGTTTCTGAAACGGTTTCTTTAGATGTCACAGGATTCAGTACATCATAGTCCAAGTTAAACACTTGAATCTGTTTAGCCCAAGAATCAAAGTTCATAGCAATAATGCCTTTTACAGTGTCCTCAGCATTGTCTATGCTGATAGTATTCAACAGATTCTTTTCACCATATTTGTGACGTACCTGTAAATCTATTAAAACAGGGTCTATATCACCAAAGATGTTTTTGTATAATTCGGGGAAATCTTTTTTAAAGATGCCCTCAAAAATACTCAAACTACCTACGAAAATATCATTTATTTTCATCTTCTTTATCTTTATCTTTGTTTTCTTCTGAATCTTCTGAATCTTCTGAATCTTCTGAATCTTCTGAATCAGCGTTTTCTTCTGAATCAGCGTTTTCTTCTGAATCTTCTGAATCAGCGTTTTCTTCTGTCTCAGTCATATCTTCTGTTGTTGTGTGACTGTGCATAGATTCTGTGTCTGAGAGTAATGATAAATAGTTTTCGTGTTCCATCTTCCAACTACTACCCAAAGTAACAGAAATGTCAGTGCCAAACATTTCGTTAACTCTCTTTATACCATCTACTCTCTGCTGTAGCATAGCATCTACGTATGGCAATAACACGTCAACATTCATACTCACTTCCTGTGTGTTCAAACGTTCACGTTTCATATTATAGTTTGCGTTCAAACCTATGTCATTCAATAGACTAGCTTTATAGTACTGTATAAGTTCTATAAGCTGTGTTATTTGCTGTGTGCCCTGTGTAGGTGGATTCTGCATATTCACTCCCTTGAAAAACGCATTTTCACCTATAACAGAAAAATCACCGTCTAGAATCTTCTGCAAGAATAACTCAGCACTTTGTTTTGTTTTATCATCACTAGCAGAAATAAGCATAGTGATTCTGTTTAAAATGCTAGCTAAATTCAAAGTAATCATAGCATCTGTGTTCAACACAGCATATTTGCCTATGATAGGTAGCAAAGAATCACCATAAGGTGTATTTTCTATTACTACTATGTCAGTGTCTATAGAAAACTCTTTGTCAAGTTTTAACCACGGATTCGCTACGATATATTTTGTAGGTCTATAGTAAGCATCTGATTCACCACCTTTTGTGCCACTTAGAGCATACAGTGATTGATTCACTTTAGCTATGCCTACACTACCTGTCTGCTGTAGAATCTTCTCCATTTCAACAGGTGGAATTGAATCGGGCAAACCTGTGTAATCAAACATCTTAGATGTCATACAAAGTGTTCTCTGTATGAATGTATCTACAGATGTGTCTTTATCTTTAATTTGTTTCTGATAAAGAGAGTATATATTTTCCTTTTTACTCATTTCACTAAAGTTTTAATCAGCGTACAAAGTTCTGTTAACACTTGAGTATTACTAGCTATTGTGCTAGATAACTTATCAGTTTCTTCTTTATGTCTTGATGTTTCTTTAGTCATATACCAAATAAGCATCAGACACATAGCAATAGGAAAACCTACATTACTAACTAATTGCGAGACTTCTTGTACGTTCATATTTTACGATTTTATGTTTATTAATTCGTTTGCAAAAATAATAAATTATTTTTGAATCACCAAATAAAACAGGGAAAAAGTTTCACGTGAAACATAAATTCCCTGTTTTTTAACGTTTGTTAAGCAATAATATTGCTTTTACTACTTGCCATCAAATAGTTTCTCACTATCTCGCCTATCTCATTGCTCTGATAAAATACCTTATCAGTAACAAAATATCTTGCTATCTGCTGTTCTACATAAGATGCTGTAGATAGCAGTTTACGTTTGTAGTTTGGCTTACCGTTCATCTGCAAAGAGTAAATCAAACTGTTTTCTGTATCTCTGATAGGTGTAGTCTTACTATGTATATACATAAAATTATTCGTACCTGTCTCAGCATCTTCTACCTGTATGATGTTTCCCTGTAATAAGCTACCGTTAAACTCTATAAAGAAAGTAAACAGCACATCTTTAGGTTTATACTTTACAGGTAGATGCGGATAAACAGCTAGCTCCCATTTTCCGCCTGTAATCATCTGCAAGTTCTGATTGTCAAAACAGAAATACTTGTTACTAGCTTTTTGTTTCACTATTGTGCTACAATATTCTACAGCTACAACAGCACCGTGCTCACCAAATTTGTATATGTCAATAGTTCCCTGTTCCATCACTCTAACCTGTTTTAAGCCCATTTCAGTGAAATATGGACAAAACTGATTCACAGTGTTTCCGAGCATAAAGACTTTTACGTCATTTCTCTGTCTGATAATTGTGCTCAACAAATTCATATAGAGCATAAACTCATCGGGTAAATAGTAACGTCTAGTCAAAAACTCATCGAACACTATAGTTGTTATGTTAGGATAACTACTAGACTTTTCGTGTTCCTGTTCTGATAGACAGAAACCATAACAAAAAGGTACGTTGTCGGGGATTCTTTTCCCTGTTTCTTCATTGAAAAAAGAGAGAAACCATTTTCCCGAAACATAAAACACTTCATTAAATTTACCACCTGTAAGCTCTTTTATAGCACCATTCGCCACGTGATTCGCAAATAAAGATTCTGCTCTTTTTCCACGTAAATCTTCTCGCCATCTACGAATATATGCCATCTGTTTGCCTGTCTCTAGATATTTCTTTATACCGTACAACAGGGTAGCATAGGTTTTACCGTTGCTACGCTCACCAAATATAACATTATAGTCAGCGTTTTTCTTTAAGATACGGTCTAGACTGTAGAATTTTACAGTCTGTTCCTTTGTTTCTTTTTGTTTCTTCATATCTTTACTTTTTAAATCTTATACCCATCAAATAATTTAAATACATAACAGATAGTGACAGGGTGTAACCTGTTGGTTCTAGATGTACGCCTGTGGGTGTAGTATAGTTGTAACTATTACCCAAGTAATCTGTCAGTGTTCCTGTCTGTTCATAGTCTATGTATGTATGAATATTCTTGCCTGTGGCTGTAG